AATCAAAACGTATCTAATCAATATTTTATTGATATGACATCAAAATATACTATACATGATACATCAGGAAAACCACAATCTACAGCAAGAGCAGTTGATAGAACCGTTCAGAAAAGAATAAGGAATTTGCAGGGAGCACTATAAATATATTTACATTGTCAATAAATAATAGTATAATAGACATATAAAATTGAAAGAGGTGTTATTTATGGCTCAAACAAATGTAAATATACGTATGGAAGAAAATTTAAAAAAACAGTTTGATAATTTATGTAATGAATTAGGATTAACTATGACAACTGCTATCAATATTTTTGCTAAAACAATGGTTAGACAAAAAGGAATGCCTTTTGAAATATCACTTCATATACCAAATGAGGAAACACTACAAGCAATTGATGATGTTAACAATGAAAGAAATTTAAGCGGACCTTTTCATAGTGTTGCAGAACTAATGGAGGACTTAAATGCTTGATATTCTATATTCTACGAAGTTTAAAAAAGATTATAAAAATATAATAAAAAGAGGATATAATCTTAAATTGCTAGAAAATGTTTTAGAAATATTGTGTAATGAACAACCATTACCACCAAAATATAAAGACCATAGCTTATCTGGTGATTATCAAGGACATAGAGAATGTCATATTATGCCTGATTGGCTATTAATTTATAAAATAAATCATAATACATTGATACTTACTTTAACAAGGACAGGAACGCATAGTGATTTATTTTGAAAACATCTACTTTAAATTAAGTAGGTGTTTTTTTATGCAGAAAGGAGTGTAACATGGCTTCTTATGGAATGTCGCCTTTTACAGAAGAAAACATACCTCAGTTAGTAGGAATTAAAACAAACATAGAAAGATATTTTTTTGATGCCTTTTTAAAAGTAGACCACACAAGTAAACTCACTATAACAAGTCACCCTGTAGAAGAAGGGGCAAATATAGCAGACCATGCTTATTTAGAACCACAAACTATTACAATGGAAATCGGCATGAGTGACGCTTGTGTCAGTTATGTAGCTGGGCAATTCCAGCAAAAATATACTCGTTCTGTGAGTGCTTATGATACCCTTTTAAAATTGCAGGCAGAAAGAAAACCTTTAACAGTACATACCAGATTAAAAACATATAAAAATATGTTGATTGAAAATATTACAGCTCCAGATGATTATACCACATTGTTTGGATTGAGAGTAACTGTAACATTGACAGAAATTATAACAGCAAAAACACAAACGGTTACGATTGAAAATAAAACGAGTGCGGAGCCACAAAAAACAGGTACAACAAAAAAGGGAACAGTACAACCTATCCCTAAAAAGAATATTTCGAAGCCAGTACAGAAAAAAGTAGAAGAAAAAGTAGACAACAGGACAATAGCTAACACAATAACTCCAAATTTTATAAGAGATTTTATTCCTGAAACTTGGAAATGATTTTATGAGTAATGTTGTAACCTTTGTAAAAATATGTTATATTTTTAATTAAATAGTATTTAAAGGGGGTATTTAATAATGAAAGAGTATTTAAAAGGACTTACAACAGGTATTGTGATTGGTGTAGTAGGATTAACAACAGTATTTGCAGCAGGAAGTATTAAAACAGCTACATTCAATGAAAATCAAGTAATCTATAACGGGCAAACATTGTCACTTTCACAACCTATGGTTTCAGTTGTAAAAGAGGGAGAAAAGAACGCTAGTAATTATATGCCAGTAAGGGCTGTGTTAGAAGCTATGGGATACACAGTCGATTGGGATAGTTCAAAAAATGCTGTTGTGATAAATGGTAATGGAAATAAAAATACAACAATACTTGACCCAGAAATGGAAAAAGAAGTTGAAGAATTTGTAAAAATGGCAGATGAAGCTATAAAAACAAATATGCCAGAAGTAGCACAAGCATTGGAACAAATAAAAAAGGAACCAGAGTATGAAATGCTAAAAGAAACATTTGGTAGATTAGACCCTATTACTTTAATCATAATATCTGGAGAAGATTATCAAGGTTGGTTGCAAGGAAAAGAAAGTTTGTTTGAAGGATTGTGGGAAACATTAGCACAATACTAAATAAAAAGACACCGAAAGGTGTTTTTTTATTGTCTTAAAGTGAAAAGAAGGTGAAGATATGGAAGAATACAACTACTGTATGATACCACTTACAACAGAACCTAATCAACAAATGCAAGTAAAGGTACCTATTGACAACAAAAATATTTCTTTTTTATGTACCATACGATACAACAGTGTAGGGGAATATTGGAACATAGATATTGCAGATGGTAATACAGGTGAAGTGATACTTTCTGGAATACCTTTATTGGCAAGTGAGTATCCAGCAGCGAATGTTTTAGAGCAATATAGTTATTTGCATATTGGTGCTATGTATGTAGTAAAAGTAAATGCTTCTATCAAACAAGAAAACCCAGATGTCACAAATTTGGGGACAGATTTTGTATTGATATGGGGGGGTAGTGTTGAGTGAATTTGGAGAAAATGTACTTTTTGGCAGAAAATACAGAGTAATTGTCAGTGATATAAATGGTATTGGTATAGATGTATCTACATTGCGATGTACCTTCCAAATAGAAAAATCATTATCAGAAACACCAAATTATGCAGAAATTGTGTTATATAATCTATCTGCACAAACAGAAAACAGCATTATAAAAGAAGGAGCAAAGGTCATACTGGAGGCAGGGTATCAAAATCCACAGTATGGTCTTATTTTTTCGGGAGATATTGTACAGCCATTGAGAGGAAAAGAGGACAATACAACATATACATTAACATTAGTGTCACAAGATGGTGATTTGTTTTATAACAAAGGTATTATAAATGCTTCTTTTAGAGCAGGGCAAACACAAAGAGATGTTTTAGAAAATATAGCAAAGCAGTCAACAAATGCTTTAGAAATAGGACAGCTTTCTGATAATTTAACTCCAACAGCATTACCAAGAGGAAAAGCACTTTTTGGATTAACAAGAGATTATTTTAGACAAATAGCCAAAAGTGAACAAGCAGCATTTTATATCAATAACAATAAAATAGAGTTTATAAAAGCAATGGATTTGCCAACAAATGAAGTAATACAATTAAATGGAAAAAGTGGTTTGATTGGTATGCCAGAACAGACAGAGGAAGGAATACAAGCAACTTGTCTTTTAAATCCGCTATTAGATTTGAATAAAATGGTAGCAATAGATTTGTCCTCTATACAAAGACAAAAGGCAGACAGAAACAGCGAATTAAAAAATATAGCTGGTGCTGGTATATTTAAAATCATTAAAATAGCACATAAGGGAGATACCAGAGGAGACGAATGGTATACAGAATTTACAGCAGTCGCACAAACTGGAGCAGTTCCCGTAACAGGAGATTGTATGAGATAGGAGAAAAAATATGAATATTAGTGAATGGATAGGCAATGAGGAAGAAGCACTAAAAGTAATGACAGAAAACTATATTCAAAATGCAAGGGTAGCAATTCCTGCAATCATTGTACAATTTGACCCACAAAAACAAACAGCGTCAGTACAGCCAGCGATTAAAGATACATTACAAGGACAATCTGTAGCATTACCAGAACTTTCTGATGTACCTGTACAATTTCCAAGAGCAGGAGGATATAGCATAACGTTTCCGGTAAAAGCAGGAGATGAATGTTTGCTTGTGTTTTCTGATATGTGTATAGATGGTTGGTGGCAGTCAGGGGGAATACAAAATCAAGCGGAAAAAAGGCGGCATGATTTATCAGACGCTTGTGCTATATTGGGTATTACAAGCGTACCAAAAGCATTGAAAAATGTTTGTATGGAAGGAGTACAGCTTAGAAATGACAGCGGTACAGATTATATTGAAATATCAGAAAAAGGGATATTATTAAAATCTAAAAATATTAGAATAGAAGGAACGACAATGATAAATGGCAGTTGTATTGGTACGGATGGTACATCTACTATAAAAGGAAATGTAAATATTACTGAAAATGCAGTGATAGGAGGTATCTCATTTGTAGGGCATACTCATGGTGGAGTAGAAACAGGCGGAGGCAGTACACAACCGCCAAAATAAGTAATAAGGAAGTGGTCTTTTGCAGTATAGAATATTAGACAAGAATGGAGATTATACACTAGGACAAAATAGTATGAAACAAGACAAAGAAGCAGTAGCACAGGCAATACAAACAAGATTAGGATTGCTTTATAGACAGTGGTGGGAGAATACAGAGGATGGATTACCACTGTTTGAAAAAATATTAGGTGCATATGGAGATAACAAAGAGATGATAGACATATTGATTTCAGAACGCATTGCACAAACAAAAGATGTCAAAGAAATCAAAAGTTATCAAAGCAGTTTCCAAA